TAATGTTTCTACACTTAATGTAGAAGATAAAAATATTTTAATAGCAAGTGGAGCAGCAGATGCTTCAGCAGCAAATGGTGGTGGTATTACAATAGATGGTGCAGATGCAACAATCTTATATTCATCTACTGAAGATGCATTCCAATTTAATAAGAAATTATTACTAGACTCTGACTTAGAAGTAAGTGGTCATATCGTACCATCATCTAATTCTACTTATAATTTAGGTAGTTTATCAAATCCATTTAACGAACTTTACTTAGCAACTGGTTCACTTATTTTTACTGATGGAAATACCATAGAAACAAACGTACATGGAGAAGATTATGGATTTAGATTCTTCTCAGGTAGTACAACTGTTGGTAGATTAGATTTTGATGATTCTAATGAATACATGAGATTACAATCTTGGATTGGTGTAGAACTAAATTATGATAACCCACACGATGAAGGTGGATATTATAATAATAAATTTAGATTGGGACATCATGGAGCTTCCTTAAAATTAGGAACAGAGGGAACTGGTAGTTTTGTAATTAGTGGTTCTACTGAAATAAAAGAAGGATTAAATGTAATTGGAGAAATTTCATCATCTACTATAAATGGAATAGGTAATGTAGAAGATTATTCAGCATCAGTTGATTTAAGAATCATAGAATCATTCGCAACAGCATCAGACCACGAAACAAGATTAGATGCACAAGAATCTTATAGTTCATCATTCACATCAAATGATTTAGATATGAATGGTAACAAAGTTCTATTTGGTAACGTTTACTCAACTGAAGGAGATTTACCAGCAGCAGGAACTTATCATGGTATGTTCGCTCATGTACATGGAACTGGTAAAGGATATTTTGCTCATGGTGGTAATTGGATTCCTTTATTAAACGAAAGTACTTTTACAACAGATTCAGCATCACTTGATTCGAGAATAGTTGTACAAGAATCATTTAGTTCATCTATTGATACTACAATAAAAACAAAATTAGATGCAGAAACAGTAATAAGTGGTTCTGAACAAGTTAATGTTGAATATGATATGTTAGATTCTTCATTTACGGCAAGAGCAGCAAACGTAACTCTTTCATCTGTTACAACCTCAGCAATTATAGATTTTACATCAAGTGCTATTTTTGAAATAACAACACCAACTGATACTACTGCTACAACATTGAATTTTGATAATGCAGAAATTGGTATGAGTAAAATGATATTGATTGTTAATCAATCAACCGCTGGAAGTGGTACAATTACTCTTGGACAAACAACAGGTACTGGAACGTTTATAAGAACTTCATCTGATGATATTGTAAGAACGCTATCAACTACAAACTATTTACAAATAACTTGTATAGCAGCATCGGGAGATGATAGAACATTTGTTTATACAGTAGGAACCGCACAATAGAATGTTTTTATTAAGAAACATACACATAGAAACTTCTTCAAGTGGATTACCAGCTGGTTGGATTTCTCAAGCCACTGGTACATTTGATTTTGGAGAAGATTTAGATGCATATAGTAATAGAGGTGATGTTTGGATGAGAAAAGATTCTAATAATGCAGGTGCGGGTCAATCAATAGATTTCAGTTCAGATCCAGAATCAACTTTAGGTAATCTAAAATTATATTTTACGAATGCAGATGTTGATGGACAACCAGGATATACTCATTTCACAAGTGCACATACATCACCATATTATCTTTGCTTATATACTGATGCTAGTAATTATGCTGTAATTGATGTAACAGCCGTAACACAGGGTGCTGGTCCCAGTAGTTATTTGGGATTAAATTGGGATTACGTTAGAGGAGTAGGTTCAGTTAGTGGAGAATTAGAAGCAATTGGATTCGTTGAAACCAATTTTGGAATATAATGAATAGAATAACAAATATAATAGAAGTAGGATAATTCATGGCAGCAATATTACAATTACGACAAGGTTCAACGAGTACTTACATATCACAAGGACCTAATATAGCAGAACCCTTCTTCGATACTGGTTCAAATATTCTTGTCGTTGGTAAATCTGGTACTGAAGTTATTAAACTTACAAAATTAGATGAATCAAATGATGGTTCATTTTCTATTACTGGTGATTTAACTGCCTCAAACGCTATACTTAGTGGTGATATAACAATTGGTGGTAATATTATTTTAGGAGATGATGTTACAGATGATATAACAATATCAGGTCAACTCGATTCTGATTTAATTCCAAAAACAGATGCTACATATGATTTGGGTTCAACTACAAAGAAATGGTCAAACCTTCATGTAGTTAGTGGTTCAATTGATTCAATAGATTTATCATCTTCACTACCAAGTGGAGTAATTTCAGGTTCTTCTCAATTACCAAGTGGTATTATAAGTGGAAGTTCTCAATTACCAAGTGGTGTAGTTAGTGGTTCATCGCAAATAACTTATTTAGATATATCATCTAAACCAACCGGAATTGTAAGTGGCTCATCTCAAGTAGCTGAACTTTTACCAGAAGGAACACTTAGTGGTTCTTCTCAAGTAGAAAATATTTTACCAAGTGGAATAATTTCTGGTTCAGAACAATTACCAAGTGGATTAATTAGTGGTTCTACACAATTACCAAGTGGTGTAGTTAGTGGTTCATCACAAATAACAGATGGAAGTAATATATTTTCATCATCTTTGCAAGTATCAGCAATAAACATACCTGGATTTCAGAGTGAAAGAATACGAGGAAATAATTTAGATGGTGTATTAAGTGGTTCTGGTCAGTTACCCGATGGAGTAATAAGTGGTTCTTCACAAATATCAGAATTAACCCATATACACGCATTTACATCATCATACAATGATGCTATTTCATTAAATGGAGATGATGTTACTATATTGGGAGATTTAACAGTACAAGGTACTCAAACACAACTTAATACTGCAACTCTTAACATAGAAGATAAAAATTTATTAATAGCAAGTGGAGCAGCTGATTCTTCAGCAGCAAATGGAGCAGGTATAACAATTGATGGAGCTGATAAATCCTTACAATGGGAACATGGTACATCACAATTTGTATTTGATGCACAAGTAAGTTCTTCGGTAGGATTTAAGGGAGATGGTTCAAATCTTACAGATGTAACTGCAGAAGAAATTGAATATACCAATATTTTAAATAAACCAACTCTTGTAAGCGGCTCAGACCAAATATTAGGAGGAACTAATATAGTTTCTTCATCAACACAAGTAATAAACTTTTTACCAACTGATACTGTAAGTGGTTCATCACAAATCACAGATGGTAGTAACATCGTAAGTAGTTCAGACCAAGTTTTAGGAGCAACTAATATAGTTTCTTCATCTACTCAAGTAATAAACTTCTTGCCAACAGATACAGTTAGTGGTTCGGAACAATTAACTTCTGATTTAGATTTAAGATATCCAACTCTTGGTGGTAGTAACTTATTATCATCATCAAATGAAACATTTACAGCATATTCACAATCAGTTGATTTAAGATTAGAAAACACATTAACTAGTGGTTCATCAACTTCTCAATCATTACACACTTTAGTTGGAAACTTTCCAACAAGTGGTTCGTTAGGAACTTCAGCATTTTATAACGTTTCATCATCTTTAGCAGATGACCCGAATGTAATTCCAAATGTAAAAGCAGTTTACGATTATATTAACAACACAATTGGAGCAGCAGATATTACTGGTGTTTCTGCATCACTTGGTTTAAGTGGTGGAGGAGCTGGTGGATATGTATCTATGAGTTTAGATACTGGTTCTACTCACTTCCAAGAAGGTGTTGAATTATATTCATCGACTTTACCAAGTGGAGTAATAAGTGGTTCGGAACAAATTACAATTACAGAATCACAAATTTCTGATTTATCTCATTATGGTGATTCTGATGTAAAAACTAAATTAGATGCAGAAGAAGTACTTAGTGGTTCTTTGGTATCGCAACTACCAAGTGGTGTAGTTAGTGGTTCAGTACAAGTAACAAGTGGTGCCGATGGTTCTGAAGTTCTTTCAAAAAGTTCACTTACTGGTGAAATTGAAGGTTCCAATATCTTTGCTGCTGGTAATTTATTTTCAATTGGAACTTCAACTTCTAATGTTGGTGGTTTATCAAGTGGTAATCAATTATCATTATATGGAACATCTATATCAGGTCTAACTTCGTTTGATATTAGTGGTACTGCAAAATCTTTTGACTATGTATCATCTGATGTGAGATATATAGATACCAACTCAGGAGTTTCAATCGCATTAAAACCTGATGCTGATGGAACTAAAGCATGGGTAGTTGATACTGACGGAGATTTAGTTTCTAATGGTGGTGGATGGACAAGTGGTAATGCATATATGAACAACTTGATAGCAAGTTCTTCTGTTACTGCTTCTAATATGATAATTACAAATGATGTAATTATTAGTGGTGATTTGAATGTTGCAGGAACAACTACATATACTTCTACTAATAATATAAACATTGGTGATAATATAATTGAACTTAATTTTGGTGGTTCTGCAACCGAAGGTGGTATTTTAGTAAAAGATGCAACTGGTACAACAACAAGTGGTTCTTTATTATGGAATTCTGTATCTGATAGTTGGACAGCAGGTGCATTGGGTTCTGAATCTGATATTGTTACTACTTCAAACTTCAACTCAACTAGACCATCTATTGCAATATTCAATACAATTTCAGGTTCCAATATTCATTCTGAAGGAACAGTTACCGCAGAGGGTGATATTGTTGCATATGCATCATCAGATGAAAGGTTAAAAGATGAGATTATTCCAATTTCTAACCCAATTGAAAAAATAAATTCTATTGGTGGGTATAGTTTTGTATGGAATAATCAAAAACAAGATATTTATAAAGGTAAAGATTACGGAGTTATTGCTCAAGAAATCGAAAATATATTACCTGAATTGGTAGATAATAGAAAAGATGGGTATAAAGCTGTAAAATATGATAGGTTAGTATCGCTTCTTATTGAAGGAATTAAAGAACTTTCTTCCGAAGTAAAAGAATTAAAAGAAAAAATTAATAAGGAATAAATAATATGGCTCAAATCATTAGATTAAAAAGAACTTCAGTTGCTGGTAGTGTTCCAACTACATCAGATTTATCAACTGGAGAATTAGCAATTAACGTTCATGATGGTAAGGTATTTTTAAGAAGAAGTGGTTCAGTAGATGATATCAGACAAGTTTTAACAAACGAATTTACCGGTTCAGTTAATATCACTGGTTCAGTTACCGCAACAGAATTTGTAGGAGATGGTTCAGGACTTACTAATTTATCAATCGCACAAACTGCAACTGTTAGACAGGCATTTGAAGGTACAACTTGGAATATTAATCACAACTTAGATACAAATAACCCAATTGCACAAGCATACGATGGAGATGGATACCAAATTATTCCTCAAACAGTTCGTATCGTAGATGAAGATAATATGCAGATGACATTCCCTGCATCTGTTAGTGGTTCTGCCGTAGTTGCTAAAGGTGGTCACATCGTTAGTGGTTCAATAGATGCGGATAATATTAGTGGATTTGATGTTAAAGTAAAAACAAAATTAAATGCAGATGGAGTATTTAGTGGTTCTGCACAAGTTACCTTACAAGGTGATGTAACTGGTACCGCAGCTTCTTCTTCAATCGCCGGATTAGATGGTGGAGATATATAAACAGTTATAATACGATATTTATAAAGTAGAAACAAATTAAAAATAGGATAGAAAAAAAATGATAATACACAGTCCCATAATTTCAGGTTCGTTAACATTCGCAGATGGAGCGGCCCTATCGTTACCAAACCCAACGCAGGTTTCTGGTTCATTTAGTGGTTCGGTTCAGATAAGCCAAATAAAATCTGATTTAATTCCAGATACTTCAGGAGCTTATGATTTAGGTTCAGAAGCATATCCATTCCAAGACCTTTGGTTAGTAGGTAATACACTTAACATTGGTGGTATTGGAATAGGAGCCGGTATTGGTGGTATAAACATAAAAAATAAATCTGATGATACTCCTGCAGAAATTGGAGCAAAATCTATTACTATTGGTGGTTCAATCGGTAGTTCGGGTTCTAAGAAGTTCAAGTTAAATTCAAATAACAAAGTTACTCTTTTAGATGAGAACGATGATGAAGATGTACTTGAAGTAAAAGAACTTGTACTTAAAGATACTACTGGTAATGGTAAAAACACCAAACTAAAAGTTACTGGTGGTAAATTTACAACATCTCAAGTTAACAATTCAGGTACAGATACAGCAGATGATGCTGAAGGTGCATTATCCGGTTCCTTCACTGGTTCTATCCAAGATGCAGAATTTAATGGTGATGCTACTTTCAATGATGGAATGAGTGTAACTGGTACTTCAGCACTTGGAGTAACAAATGTTTCTGGTCTTGCATCACTTGATGGTGGTGTAGATGTAGATGGAGCATTTACAGTTGCTAATACAAGTGGTAATGTAGCAACAACTGGTACACTTGGTGTAACTGGTACTTCTACACTTGGTGTGATAAACGCAAGTGGATTGTTATCAGCAGATGCTGGTATTGATGTAGATGGAGCATTTACAGTAGCTGATTCAACTGGTAACGTTTCTACAACTGGTACATTGGGAGCTGGAAATACAACAATTGCTGGTACAGTAGATGCATCGGGACTTGCATCACTTGATGGTGGTATTGATGTAGATGGAGCATTTACAGTAGCCGATTCAACTGGTAATGTTTCTACAACTGGTACATTGGGAGCTGGAAATACAACAATTGCTGGTACAGTAGATGCTAGTGGTTTAGCTAGTTTAGATGGTGGTGTTGATGTAGATGGAGCATTTACAGTAGCTGATACAAGTGGTAATGTTGCAACGAGTGGTACACTCAACGTAACTGGTCTAACAACAGTAGGAGTGATTAGTGGTTCAGCAATGGATATAACTGGTGACCTTGGAGTTGGTGGAGATTTAACAGTTGCAGGAGCAATGACTACTGATGGTCATATTATTCCATCATTACATAACACATACGATTTAGGTTCAACTACAAAATTCTGGAGAGACCTTTACTTATCATCAGGTTCCCTTTATATTAATGGTATTCAAGTATTATCAACAGATGGTACTGATTTAACATTCCAAACAGATGAAGGTGAATCAACAAAGATATTAGAAACGGCTAATGATACAATTACATTAGAATCTGTAAATGGAGATATTACACTTGTTGCAACTGGTACTGGTAACATCGAATTGGATGCACCTGTACAAATAGCAGCTGGAAAAAACATTTTATCTTCTGATGGAAACGCAATTTCATTCGCAAGTGATATTAGTTTAGGTTCTAATGATATATTCGCATCAAACTTAGTTGGTGTTGTTTCTTCATCAGCAATTACATATGATGGAAATGATGTTACTGTATTAGGAAACTTAACAGTACAAGGTACACAAACTCAACTTAATACCGCAACACTTAATATTGAAGATAAGAATTTACTAATAGCAAGTGGAGCAGCTGATTCAGCAGCCGCTAACGGTGGTGGTATTACAATAGATGGTGCAGATGCATCAATTACTTGGGTAAGTGCTGATTCAAATATAGCATTTAATACGGCAGTTAATATTCCAGCAGATAGTTTAAAAATTAATGGAACTGCAGTAACTTCAACGGCAACAGAACTTAACGTTTTAGATGGAATACCTGCAACACTTACAGCAACCGAACTTGGTTATGTTGATGGTGTAACTTCAGGAATACAAGCACAGATTGATGAGTTACATACTTCATCAAGTGCATCGAACGTATCTGGTTCAGCTAGTTATCTTCCATTATATGATTCAAATGGAACTGCATTCGAAAATTCAATAGTTTCACAATCATCATATGGTGAAGGTGACCTTCAAATTGAAATTAACGGAAGAGCAGTTATAAACCAACAAGTAATCTCAACTACTTATTCATCTCCAAGTGGAATTGCATTAAGATTAGGTGGTAGTGGAAATTCAGAAGAAATTAGAATTGAAGGTGCAGATATTGAATCAGCAACAGATTCAACTAAGAAAATTTTAGTTGTTGGTTCTAATGGACAAATACACACTGCAGATGGGGATGAAAATGTAACCTTTAATGATATTACAGGCTCCGGTCTATTATCTGTTACTGGTACAGGTACATCAGAGTTTACTTCTCACCTTAAATCACATTGTTTAGGTGTTGGTATGAACCCAACGGGAACAGCAGGTGAAATACACGCTTCAGCAGATATCGTAGCATATTCATCATCAGATAAGAGATTAAAAGAAAACATCAAACCAATTGAAAACCCATTAGGCAAAATTGCTCAAATAAGTGGTAATACTTTTGATTGGGTTGAAAATTCTGAAGTACATTCTCATAAAGGTAGTGATATTGGTGTTATTGCTCAAGAAATCGAAGCAGTTTTACCAGAATTGGTAACAACTCGTGAAAATGGATATAAAGCTGTAAAATATGATAAAGTTGTGGCTTTACTAATCGAAGCAGTTAAAGACCAACAAGCTCAGATTGATGAGTTAAAGAGTAAATTAAGTTAAAATAAAGGTAAATATAAACCCTCCTTTATGGGGGGTTTAATCCTTATATAAGGGTTTTTCTATTTATCGAGTAATTATATAATGAAAACGATAAGTCATAAATATGGCACAGACAATCAAATTAAAAAGAACCGCTGTACAGGGTAAAATCCCTACAACCTCTAATTTAGATTTAGGGGAATTAGCAATTAATACCTATGATGGTAGGATATTTTTCGAAAAAGATGTAGATGGAACTCTATCTATACAAGAAATACTCACCACAAATTCACAAAATTCAGGTTCATTTAATTTAGTTGGTGGCATATCGGCTTCATTGTACATTTCAGCATCATCCTTTAGTGGTGATATAGATTATTCAAATATACTTTTTGGTGGTAGTGGTGTAGTAAGTGGTTCAGAACAAATAAATGTAACTGATACTGTTCTTTATAGTTCTTTGGCAACTACTGGTTCAAATACATACACTTCAGCACAAACAATATTAAACGAAACAGTAGGACAAAATCACTCTTTAGTAGTGGGAGCAAATTCTACTGGTGATAGATTTAGAGTTACAACTGATAATACGGCTGGTGCTGGTATTATCCTTTCTTCAAGAAACTCAAACAATACCTCAGATACTAAACTATCATTTAGTGGTTCATCATTCGAATTTGGAGGTGGAGATGTAAATATATTAGGTAATCTTACTTTAGGTGGTAATATTACAATAGGTGATTCAAATACTGATTCTATTTTAGTATCTGCAGATTTCTCTTCATCGTTAATACCAGATAGTGGTTCAACTTTTGATTTAGGTTCTTCTTCCAAACCTTGGAATGAAGTTCATGGTAATACATTTCATGGTGATGGTTCTGCATTGACAGGAATTTCAGTTGACCAAGTTGCATCAGTAACTCAATCATTTAGTGATACTAATACAATTACGGTAAATCATAGTTTTGATTCAAGAAACGTAATTATTTCTGTTTATGATGGTTCTTACCAACAATTAGTACCAAGTTCAGTAACTCTTACTAATAATGATACTGCAACTGTAAATTTAAGTGGTAATCATTCTGGTCATGTAGTAGTTGCAAAGGGTGGTCATATTATTGCATCATCTGATTTAGATTCTTATAGAGAAGATGTAACTGGTGCTGCTTTTTATACCATAACACATAATTTAAATGAAAGATATCCTTTTGTACAAGCTTGGAATACTTCAAATAATACACAAGAGCAACCATTAGATATAGAATCTACTTCTGTAAATGCATTAACAGTTTCATTCTCAGCAAACTTTGCAGGAAAAATAATAGTAAAAAAATAAAATATGTATGATGTTTATTATACAACTGGTGGAGGACCTTGGGTAAACGCCGGAACTGATACATGGGTTAATATTTGGTTAGAAGAAATAGCACCAAAGTTAAAAGTCAAACCAGTCCTTCTTATACACAGAAACAAACCAAGAAACTTTAACGAATACGATTATAAATTTCCAATAGAAACTCATTGGCATGGTGATGATTTAAGGAAATTTGAAAAAAAGATAAAAGATTGTAGAAGAATTCATATCTTACATGGACACTATAAACCCATGCAAGTTATTATTGATAATAAAAAGAAAATATATTCTAACATACTACATAATTCAGTAGACCATATTTTAAAAAACGCAGTTGGTAGTGATTCATCCTTTGGACATCATCCTTATATTGATTCAACTTGGGAAATTGATGTAAATAAATGGGCAAAGAAATCTATATGGATTGGATTGTATGATATAAAGTATGAAAATCAAAATATACCGAACTTTTATGAGTTTAAACATAATAAACCTCTAAGTGAATCAAATAAATTAGGATTTGCTGCAAGAAGTGAAGGAAGAAAGAATCCACATTTTTTAGATGGGTTAGATGCATTAGTATTTACAGATTCTCAAATGTTTAATGGTGTATTTAAAAAAGGATATAAAATGGATACCTCCAAAATACGAGTATATCATTACAAACCAGATTTTGGTGATAATTTTTGGAATATGGCTTGGGGTATATCGCATTCTTGTTTTACTTATGAACCTTTTGGATATTCAATATTCCAAGCAGTAGATTGGGGAAAATTACCAATTTTACATACATCTTGGTTACCAAGTTTAGAATATCCTTACAGAGCAACTTCTAAAAAAGATTTTGTTGATATTTATAATAGGTTATTAGAAACTTCTTACGAAGAAAAAAATAAGTGGTTTTTACACCTTAAAAAACATATGATTGATAATTTTACCAATAAAGATAAGTGGGTAAAGGAATTACTTGATATTTATAATATATAATTAGGAGAATAATATGGCTACACTTTCAAGTGGAGATACTTTATCATTAGCAGATTTACGAGATTCAACAGCAGCTACAACGGCTGCAATATCTGATATAATGGGTACAACTCCATCGGCAGGAGATAACATTAGTTTTTCATCGTTCGCAATCGATTCGGTTGGTTCACTTAGTGGGTTCACTTATGGTGTTGAAAGCACCTCTGAAGATTACACTTTGAGTTTTAGTGGGGCAGGTTCAAACCATGATAGTAAGTTAGGTCAATACGATGGAAACTTTACATGGTCGGTAGCAGCAGGTACTACAATCACAATAGGAGGTGATGAACACAAGACAGCAACTTTAACTTTTGCCGATAGGTCAAATACTGATACAAGATTGGAAGTAGCATCGAATACTCTTAGAGTAGTATATGATGAAGTTTACAATGCACACATCGGTGGAGCTGGTCAAGGTGAAATGGGTGAAAATATTGAAAAAACAGTTTATAACGTAGATAACTACGATGGACATGCATCATCATTATGTTTAACTGCAGATTCACCTATTCTTTTATCAGATGGTACAATTGTAGATGCAGGAGATTTAGAAGAAGGAGATGTACTAAAAGGATATTCTTTAGATGGATTATCAGATGATGAGTATTCTTCTAACTTTTTAGATTGGTCTAATTCAGAACTTGGTGAGGTTTCTAAAGATGTAACAGTAGTAAATCTTACTTATTCTTTCGCATCAAGATATTATGATATTAATAGTGGTGAAATTACAGGTACATCGGAACATCCTATGTTAGTAGAAGATTCAGTAGATGGATTATATAGATTTAAGGAATTACACAACTTAGTAATTGGTGATAAGTTAATAAAATCTAATAATGGTACTATTGTAAAAGAACCTGTAGCTTCGATTGATATTACGGATGGTACAGTAGAAATTGTATCAATAGATGTTGAAGAACATGATACTTACTTGGTAAATGGGTATATAACTCATAACAAGGGTACAAATACTTGGAGTGATTTCACAGGTCCATCAGCACCAACTATTTCATATAACAATCCAGCTGGAGCTGCAGATTCAAACTTGAGTTGGACAACTCCAAGTGCAACAGGTACAACTGGTGTAACTGATTATGATTTAGATGTAGATGATAACTCAGATTTCTCATCACCTGATGGAACTCATAGTGGTACGTTTAGTGGAACATCTTTAAATGTATCTGGTCTTTCAACTGGTACTTGGTATGCTAGAGTAAGAGCAAGAGAAATGGGTGTATATGGAGCATTTTCAGATACCTTAACATTCTCTCATACATTTGAAAATTAATGAATAAAAAATTACGTTTTGTGAAAAACTATATATTTATATATATTGATAACAATAATTAATTAAATTTTACAAAAATGGCAGAAGCAATTAAGTTTACAGAAGAGGAAATCCAATCAATTAACGAATTACGTCAAGAAGTTGGGAGAACTTTTACTCAATTAGGACAACTTTCTATTCAAAGAAGTAGAACTATCCAACAAATTGAGGCTCAAGAAACTCAACTAATTCAACAACATCAATCTCTTGTAGAAAAAGAGAAAGAATTGTTTGAAGGATTGAATGGAAAATACGGAGATGGTAACTTTGACCCGGCAACAGGTGAATTTATTCCAACTCCAAAAGAAGAAACAACTGAAGTAGAAGGATAAAAAATAATCTTTCGATTTAGTTGGTTATACTTATATAAGAGTATATTATACAAAAAAATTAACAAGGAGTAATATAAAATGGCAGAAAAGATTGTATCACCTGGTGTATTTACGAGAGAAAATGACCTTTCTTTCTTATCACAAGGTATTGGAGAAATCGGAGCAGCAATAATTGGACCTTTCCATAAAGGACCTGCTTTCGTTCCAACCGTTGTGAGTACACAATCAGAATTCGAAGAAATATTCGGCACCCCTAATGGAGACTACTATTCAGGGTACACCGTACAAAATTATTTAAGAGAAGCTGGAGTAGCTACTATTGTTCGTGTAGGACATATGGGTGGTTATTCTCATGCAGCACCTCTGGGAATTAAATTAAGTGGTGTGGGTACTAAAGATGATAAAATCATCGGTGTACTACATGGTACTGATAACCTTGCAGATGCAGATGGAAACATCACAACTGAATTACTTGCTTCAACAGCAATAGATTCACAACCTTCAGCATCAGCATTCTCAATTTCAGGTTCTTTATTAGGAACTGAAATTTCAGCATCAGTTTTACCAACCGCAGGAAACGACTTATCAGATGTATTTGGAGAAAGTGCATTTGGTGGTAAAAAAGTATATTCATTTAAATATTTTGAAAACGCAGCAACTGATTTTGCAGACCATTTATCAAATAGTGGTTCTCAAGTTTCTTTAGTTGCATTATCAGACCAAGATTTTACACAAGATTGTACAAACGCTAGTACTCCTTACATACAATCACAGTTAATCTCTGGTGAAAGATATGACCTTTTCAGATTACATACTTTAGGTGATGGTACTTATTCAAACACAGAATTCAAAGTATCTATCTTTAACGTAAAAGCAGCAGGTACTTCTAACGCATCTGATTATGGTACATTCTCAATTGCACTTAGAGGTTACTCTGATGTAGATAAAAGTCCTACTATATTAGAAACATTTACTAATCTAACAATGGACCCAGCTTCACCAAATTACATTAAGAAAGTAATAGGTGACCAGAACATCACTATTGATGCAGTTGGAAAAATGACAATGAATGGTGATTATGTAAATCGTTCTAAGTTTGTAAGAGTTGAAACAGTAGTAGAAGGAGCATCTCCTATATCTGCAGTACCATTTGGACATGGTGCATATACCAACCCTATTTTAGTAGGAGGTTCTGAATCCGATGTACCAGCAGTAATATTCTCTACTGGTTCTTCTGATAACAATGCATCTACAAGTAGAAAATATTCTGGTATTGATTTAGAATCAACACTTGTAAAAATTGATAACGCATCTTACCTTTCACCAATTCCAGCTTCGGCAACTATCGGTGGAAATACAGTATTTGCATTCGATGCAGATATCAATGTAAAATATAATGGTGCTAGTTCAGTTGGAGTAACTCCAAACCACCAAGATGATGGATATGGAACTTATAACTTCGGTTATACTCTATCTACGGCAGATGATGCATCTACAATCAACAAAAGACAATTTACAGTAGGATTCCAAGGTGGATTCGATGGTATATCTCCAACAATCAAAGCAGCTAAAGCTGATGATTCTCAATGGGGAGCAGGAAATGCACAAGGATTTAACTTATCTACTTCAACAGCAAGTGGTTCGGTTGCATATGTAAAAGCAATCAACGCAGTATCTAATCCAGATGATTTCGATATTAACTTAGTATCTGCACCAGGTGTTGTAAGAAGATTACACTCTTATGTATTTGATAAAGTTGCTGATATGGTAGAAGCTAGAGAAGATGCATTCTTTATTGGTGATGTAACTGATAAAGATGATACTATCGCTCAAGCAATCCAAGAAGGACAATCAGTTGATTCTAACTACGTTGGTACTTACTACCCATGGGTTAAAACAATTGATAGTAGAACTAACAAATTAACTTCAGTTCCTCCATCAGTATTGATGCCAGGTATCTACGCTGAAAACGATGCAGTTGCAGCTGAATGGTTCGCACCAGCAGGTTTAAACAGAGGTGGTATCACCGGAGCAGTTTCTGTACTAAACAGATTAACACACGCTGAGAGAGATACACTATATGAAGGAAAGATTAATCCAATCGCACAATTCCCAGGTGAGGGTATTGTTGCATTCGGACAGAAAACTCTACAAGATAGAGCATCTGCACTTGATAGAATCAACGTAAGAAGATTATTAATCAAAGTTAAGAAATACATCGCATCTACATCAAGATACCTTGTATTCGAACAAAATACATCTCAAACAAGAGGAAAATTCTTGAATACTGTTAATCCTTATTTAGAAGGAATCCAACAAAGACAAGGACTTTACGCTTTTAGAGTGGTAATGGATGAATCTAACAACACACCAGATGTAATCGATAGAAACATCTTGGCAGGGGCAATTTACTTACAACCTACTAAGACAGCTGAATTCATTGTAATTGATTTCAACATTCTACCGACTGGGGCTAGTTTTACGGCATAATTAAAAATTAAAAAGAACTATATTTATAGTAGTATATAATAGGAGAAATAAAAAATGGCAGAAGTATTAGAATTTAACGATATGTTCTACACGAACTTCGAACCGAAGATGAAGAACAGATACATCATGGAAATTGATGGTATCGCTTCTTATCTTATAAAAACGGCGAATAGACCATCTATTCAATTCGAAGTAGTAACACTAGACCACATCAACGTAAAGAGAAAACTCAAAGGTAAAGGTGAATGGCAAGATATTGAAATCACTTTATTTGACCCAATCGTTCCAAGTGGAGCACAACAAGTAATGGAGTGGGTGAGAACTTCACACGAATCTATTACAGGTAGAGATGGATATGCAGATTTCTATAAGAAAGATATTGATATCTATATGTTAGGACCTGTTGGTGATAAAATTGAAAATTGGAAACTTAAAGGTGCATTTATTAACAATGCAGTATTTAATGATTTAGACTGGGCTTCAAATGACCCATCAGAAATCAGTTTAACACTTTCTTACGATTACGCAATCTTAGAATACTAATACTATAATATACTTTTGATACTTCATAAAAGGTTCTCTTAGTGAGAACCTTTTTTTATGCCTTTTTTCCAACTTTTTAAAAGTTATATATTTATATACGAACATTAAAATAAAAGTTTATGGCAAATTATGATTTTCCAACTGAAGTGATAGAATTACCATCTCAAGGTAAGACTTACATGGAAGGACACCCGTTATCAAAGGGTACGGTGGAGATTAAGTATATGACTGCGAAAGAAGAGGATATACTTGCTTCCCAAAATTTGATAAGGAAGGGGGTGGTTCTTGATAAGTTATTCGAATCTGTTGTGGTCGAAGAAGGAGTGAATATAGGTGATATATTCGTTGGCGATAAAAACGCAATTCTTCTTGCAACTCGTGTCTTGGGATATGGGGCAGATTACGAAGTAGAAGTTACAGACCCATTTACCTTAGAACAACAAAAAGTGAATATTAATTTATCAAAAGTACAAACTAAGGATATTGATTTTGATAAATTGAATTCAGATAATTCATATGAATTTGAATTACCTACCTTAAAAAAAACTATCAAGTTTAAACTACTCACTCATAAGGATGAAATTGATATCAACAAAGATATTCAAGCAATGCAGAGATTAAGTGGTAAAGGTGATGTACCATCACAAGATGTATCTACAAGATTGAGATATATGATACAAGATGTAGATGGTAATACAGATACAGGATTCATTAACAACTTTGTAAAAAACAATCTTTTAGCTAAAGATTCAAGAGCTTTAAGAAACTATGTCAGAGAAATCTCACCAGATTTAGATTTAACATTTGATTTTACTTCTGATATAACAGGTGAAACGGAGGCACTTGATATACCGTTTGGTGCCGGGTTTTTTTACCCTTCCGAGTGATTACTCAATCCAACTTCATAACCAGATTTGGGAAATGGTTAACTTCGGTAATGGATTTACTTGGTCAGAAGTTTACTTCATGCCAATCCATTGGAGAAGATTCTATTTTAAGAAGTTAGTAGAGGCAAAGAAAAAAGAAAAACAAGAAATGGATAAGGTTGGTAAAAAATCTTCTCCAAAAGGACCATCAGTAAGAGTGAGGAAATAATTCCTCACTTTTTTTGTGCTCTATATTTATAGTAGTATAAAACTATAAAGGAGATACCCATGTCAAAAGAAAAAGTAAACGAAGGATTGTTTGGAGCAGCTAAGAAGTTCTCTGATGCATTCTTTGATGGATTGAAAAATAACGCTACTAATTCAATGTTATCTAAAGCTAAAAAGCAAGGTATGCCATCTAAAGTAATTCAACAAATGACAAAACTTCAAAAAGAAAAACAAGAACTTGATTCATTAATTAAGAAATATTCTAAATAATTAAATGGCAAAGTCAAAATCGGATTTATTAAGAGAAATTAAAAAACTTCAAGGTGACCTAAATCAACTTGAAAAAATTAGTACGTCCTTGACTGAAGAACAAATAAAATTACAAGAAAAACTAAAAGGCCAAATAGTAAGAAGAGCAAGAGAAGTAAAAAAAGTTAATCAAGAAGAAATAAAGAATAAACAAATTGTAATTGATGGTATATCAGAACAAGAAAGAGGAATAAAATCTCTTTCAGGTATATACGGTCCAATGAGTAAATTAGAACAACAGAGAGTTAGTTCTCTGAGAGAATCTGGTACTCAACATAAAAAGAATATATCTTCTTTATCTACAATGCAATCTTTAAATGAACAGATTGCAAATCTTTCAGCAAATGATGTAATTCAAAGAGAATCTTTACAATCACAATTTAATGCAGAATTAGATTCATTAGATAAGAGAGGTAAGGGAATTGAAGAACAAATTGCTTTAATGACTCAAACAAACCAATTAGCTAACAACTATGCAGGTTTAACAGATAAACAAAAACAATTTTTAGAAAAACAAAGAGCAGTATTAGAAGGAATCCAAGATACGATTGGAGGAGTTCTCGATACGGCTAGATTACTAACATCAACCGTTGGTGGAGTATTAGGTTCAGCTTTAATTGGAGCTGGGTATGCTATTGATAAGTTAGGACAAAGTACACGAGAGTTTGGAGGTTTCTTAGGAGAAGCTCAAGTTAGTGCAACTGGTCTTTCTTTAGTATTTCCACAAGCATTAGAAGCTACTAAAGGATTATCAGCAGAATTAGGTGGAATTGAGGAGTTATCATTCCAAACACAACTTAATACCAACTTAATGGCTACTAATATGGGTATTAGTGGTTCAGAAGCAGCTAAACTGACTGGAGCATTCGCACGATTAAATGGTGGTTCTGTTGAAACTGCACAAAACTTAGCAGCATCTACTAAAGAATTTGCTAAACAAAATGGTGTAATTCCATCACAAGTAATGCAGGATGTTGCAAATTCAACACAGGCATTTGCTGAATATGGTAAGGATGGTGGTAAGAATATAGCACAAGCAGCTGTTATGGCAGCAAAACTTGGTGTTAATATGAGTACTGTTACAGGTGTAACCGATTCTCTTTTAGATTTCGAATCATCTATTACTAAAGAATTAGAATTGGGAGCAATGTTAGGTAGAAATATCAACC